CGTTATGGGAACTAAGTGGACTGCTGCTACTGACAACCCAACTAACGCACAGTTAGCTAACGATAACAACTGGGCAATTACATACGATGCTGATTTGATTCCTATAGTCGAACTAATCGTTAACTCACCACTTGATACAGGAACAAATCCTTAATATCATTAAATTGTGGTCATCAAGCCTCATCAATTATTGGTGGGGCTTTTTCTTTACGCTACAATAAAACTAAAATTACTTTCTTATCGTGGCAGCTACTATAAACGCAACAATAAAAGGAGAAAATGCTAATAGCTATGTCACGTTGACAGAAGCTAATAGTTATTTTGAGACAGTTCCAGATTCTTCAACTTGGACAAATAAAACAGATGATCAAAAAAATAGAGCATTAATATCAGCAACTAGATGGATTGATAGTTTTGTGTTTTATGGAGATAGATGTGATGATGGACAGGCTCTTAAATTTCCAAGAAATAATTATCAGGTAGATGGTGTTGAGTTAGCTTGTTCTACTATTCCTTTAAATATTAAATATGCACAATATGAATTAGCTAGAGCTTTAGCAAATGATACTGGTGCGATTACGGGCACTACTGGTAAAGATGGTAATTTTTCTGAAGTCAAACTAGGAGATCTTCAAGTCAAATATAATACTGAAAGTCAGGGAACTGGATCTATTAATAATATTCTTGATGTCTACCCTTGGTTACAAAGTTATCTTGGAGCTTATATGCTAGGTGGAGCAGGTACTTTTCAAATGAGGGTAGTTAGAGGATAATGGCAGGACAACTTGATTCATTATTTAAAAGTGTTGCTAAACAGGTTGTTGCCGATTTAGGAACTTCTTTTGACTCAACTATTGTTTATGTAAAGAAAGGAGTATCAAGTTATAACGTAGAAACAGGAGAACAAATTAGTGTTGATACTACTTATTCTGATTTAAAAGCACCAATTGAATTTGTTAGATCAGAAGAAGAAGGTGAACAAGAAATGAGAGAAGCAAGGATTTATATAACACCTGATCTTATTGGAGATAACCAACCAACACTTGATGATGAAGTAAAATTAACTTTTGCTGGATCTACAAGAGTTGGACAGATAACAAATATTGATACAAAACAAGGTGGACAAACTTATCTATTTACATTACTAGTGAGGTTCTAATGGTTAGAGATTTTAAAAATGCAAAATCAGATTTAGATGCTCAACTTAATGAAGCATTTAATTCAATGATTGGAGATGTTTTAGCTGATCTTGCAACTGAAGCTAATAGTCCAGTATGGACAGGATTTTTAGCATCAAGTTGGAGAGCACAAAAATATCAGGTAAGACAAAAAGATAGGGTGGAAGATTTTGAACCTTGGGCATCCATAAAAAGAGAACATAATAAACTTAATTTACCTAAAGGTGGAGAAGATTGGACAAGAACAAAATCAAAACCAGCTAATCCAGTTATAGAACCTAGATTTTCTCCTCCTACTTTTGACTACAGAAAAGGATGTTTTATCGGCAATCAAGCTGAGTATTCAAGTTATGTTATTGAAGATCCAAATATAGCGAGATATGTGAAAAATGGTGTGAAGAATACTATTAATGAAAACTTTAAAGAGAAAAAACGTGGTGCTATTAAAATTGGTTCTGTTCAGAAGAAAGCCTTGTTTGGTAAAGGTAGTAAAAAAGGTAGAAAATATACTGGTACTTCTGAGTTTTAATTATGACTTTAGTTAACACAAGAGCAGCTTTTGAAAAGGCAGTAACAGATGCAGTTTCTGATGTAGATCCAACTGTATTAATGGTTTATGATAATGTTCATTTTACAAGTCCTGGCAAAACAAAGAAATTTATAGTTATGACTATAGATTTTGGACAATCTACTTTGCAAAACCAAGGTGCTTCTTCAGATTATTATGCTGGAGTAATTCAATGTAATGTGTATTGTCCAAAAGGCAAAGGTACTTCAGTTTTATCAGAAATAAGTGAAGCTGTAATTGACGGTCTTACTTCTGTTAATGCTTCTGGCTACACAGATACTTTTAGTTGTAAACCAAGAGTCCTTGATATTACTGGCCCAACTCCTTTAGATATCGAAGATAGAAGTCACTTTGTTGGAGTAATTTCTTGCCAATTTACCGCTAACGCTTAATATAGTAAAGTAATATAATTTTGATATGACAAGAGCAGTAGACCTACTCAAAAACAGGTTTGGAGTTTCACAACTTTACAAGCACGACATTAAACAGGATGATGAAATTATTCTGACAATTTATTGGCATCCTTTGACCATTGCTGAAAGAGAAGCAATACAAAAAAAGACTAATACTGATGATACAAATGAATATGCTTTACAGATGATGATTGAAAAAGCATTGGATGTAGATGGCAAACGTATTTTTCAAGATGGAGATAAAGCTTCATTGAGAAGAGAAATAGAAGCATCTGTTCTTGAAGAGATTCAGTTAGCAATGATTAGTGCTGGTGCTGATCGGGAGGTTAAACAGGCTAAAGCCGATTTGAAAAGCTAATGGTGATTGGAGATTTATATTTAGTTTAGCCAAGTTATTACATAAAACTGTAGCTGAGTTATGCGAAACTTTAACTATAGAAGAAATGATAGCGTGGGCTGCTTATGCTGAAATAGAAAGTGAAGAATATAAAAAACGACAAGAGGAGACACAAAGAGTTAGTGCTTTAAAAGGCAAAAGAAGGTAAGATAGGTTTAATATTTGGTTTTTGTAGCAAGTGGCTAATTACGGAATAAATATTGATGTAAAAATAAAGGCTGGAAAGTTAACTAATTTTAACAGAGTTCTAGATCAAACTAATGAAAAAATTGATAAAGCAAATGCAAAAATAAAAGGTTTTGCTTCATTAATTCCAGGCAGTATTAGACCCTTAACTCAAAGTTTTAATGATTTATCTGCTGTGGTCAGTAAAGCTAATGCAGCTTTTAATAAATCTACTTTAGGCACTCCACAAGCTATACAGGCAGCTAGAAATCTTGTAAAAGCAAATGAAGAATTCAATATTGGATTAGAAAAAAGAGCAAAACTTTTAGAGAAAGTTACTTTTGAAATGAAAATGCAACAGTTAGCAGAAAGAGGCATAAGACCTCGTACTGCATACAGTAGTCCGATTGGTCCGATGCCAATGATGACAGTAAATAATAATCCAAGAATTATGAGAAATATTGCTGCAAGTCAAGCAGCAAGACAAGATACTAATTTTGGTTTTGGTTTAGCTGGAGATCCTATAGCTAAATCAATAAGAAGAAATCAACAAAAAAGAGAAAAATTATTACAAAAAGAATTAAGAATAAGACAAAATATCTTACAAGTAGAAAAACTATCTCTTGGTATAGCATCTGCTGAACAATCAACAAGAGCATTTGGAGTATCAGGTGGTCAGATAGGTCCAGCATTACCACAAGGATTTAGAGTAAGACAACAATTCAAAGAAGGTGGACTTTTTGGTATGCCAGGTGGCATGAGAGGTCGAATCAAAGGCGGTGTTGGTAGTGCATTAATTGGTGGAGGTTTTCCTGCCCTATTCGGTGCTGGTGGTATAAGTTCTGCGTTTGGTGCTGTAGCTGGTGGTGCTGGAGGAGCACTTGCACCTGGAGGTGGTTTTGCTGCTTCTATCTTTGCTACTGCTATTGCTGCTCAGATAGAAAAAGCTATAGCTTTTAATAAAGCTGTTGATGATCTCAACGTATCAATACGAGCTACAGGTGGAACTTCGTTATTCTCTTCAAAGCAAGTAGCTGAATTTGCTAAATCGCTTGGAATGACCAAAGATGAAGCACTTGAAGCATTAAAAGCATTCAAACAATTTGAAGCATCGGCAAGAATTGCATTAACTCGAACATTTGGATCAGAAGCTACTTTTGATATTTTTGCAGGATTAAAAGATAATGCTTCATTAATAAATGCTTTGCCTGGATTATCTAAAGAATTAAGTTTAAACCAAGCTCAAAGAGCTTTAGAGACTTTAAAAACAAAAGGAGCTACTGCTGCTGAAGATCAATTATTAGAAGGGATTATTAATAAAAATAATGAAATTATCAAACAAGAAGCTGTAAAATTAAACTTTTTACAAAGGCAACTAAGTAAATTAAATCCATTAAGAGGTAAAGGATTATCTGCTATTGTAAGCGGTTCTCTTACTATGGAAGAAGCTGGTGAAAAGCGAGGTGAAGATGCCTTAGCAGAACAAAGAAAACAAAATATTATTGCTTTGGAAAGATTAAGAATACAAAGAGAATTTAATGAAGAACTAGAAAGACAAGCAATTATTAAAGCTCCTGTTGATGAATTAAATAAATTACTTGATCCTTTAAGACAGATTGATTCTTTAAGTAAAAGTATTGGTGATTCTTTTGCAGAATCTTTTAAAGGTATTATAAGAGGTTCTATGTCTGCTCAAGATGCGTTGAGAAATTTATTCCAACGCACAGCAGATGCATTTTTAGATATGGCAGCACAGATATTAGCAGCACAAATAAGGGCAGGAATTATGGGTTTGTTTGGCAGTATGTTTGGTGGTATGAGTAGTAATCCTGCTGGTATGCGTCAGCAAGGAGTTGGAGCTAGTGCAAATATTTTAGGCAGACATAGTGTGGGTACTTCAGCTATGCAACCTAAGTTAAAATTTGCCGAGGGAGGTAGACCTCCTGTTGGTAGAGCTTCATTAGTAGGAGAAAGAGGCCCAGAACTTTTTGTTCCTGATAACGCAGGTACTATAATTCCAAATCATGCTATGGGTAGTACAAATATAGTTGTAAATGTAGATGCTTCTGGATCTAACGTAGAGGGAGATGAAGAACAAGGAAGAGAACTTGGCCGTCTTATCTCGGCTGCGGTACAATCTGAAATAATACAACAGAAACGACCTGGAGGACTACTTGCGTAATGGCTACGTTCCCTTCAATAAAACCTACTTACGGTCAACAAAAAAGATCCGCACCAAACACAAGAACTATTCGTTTTGCTGATGGATATGAACATAGACTTTTATTTGGTCTTGCACAACATCAAAATCCAAAAGTTTTTCAACTTACTTTTAATGTTTCAGAAACAGAATCAGATGAAATAGAAACTTTTCTAGACGCTAGAGCAAATGACAGTGATAGCTTTACTTTTACTCCTCCTGGAGAAAGTTCATCCTCTGAATTTGTTTGTGAAAACTGGAGCAAATCAATACCATATAATAATAGAGCTACAATTCAAGCTACTTTTAGACAAGTATTTGAACCAGCATCGTAATGACAGTAAATTCCAAAGTATTTAGCAGTCTACAAGACATTAATCCATCGGCAATTATTGAATTATTTACGCTTCAGTTATCTACCGCATTACATGGTGCAAATACAATTTATAGATTTCATGCTGGTAGTAATTTAAATGCAAATGGAAAAATAGTATGGGCTGGTAATGAATACCTTAGATTTCCTATACAGGCCACAGGTTTTGCTTTTCAAAAAGGCCAGTTGCCACGGCCAAAAATAAGTATAAGTAATGCTACAGGATTAATTTCATCTATTCTTCTAGACGTAAATCAAACAACAACTGGTAATGATTTAACAGGAGCTACAGTAACAAGAATACGAACACTAGCCAAATTTCTTGATGCTGTTAACTTTGCAGATGGTACTAATGCAACAGCAGATAATACAGCAGAGTTTCCTCAGGAAATTTATTCTATAGATCGTAAAGCAACAGAAACTAGAGAAGTTGTTGAATTTGAACTAGCAGCACCAACGGATTTAGCTGGAGTAAGAATTCCAGGTCGTCAAGCTACTCGTTCCATTTTTCCTGCTATTGGTACGTTTGTAGCATGACTTGGAAATATAAAGCGTTACTTCATGCTCAACGAGAAGATCCTAAAGAATCTTGTGGTTTGTTGTTAAATATAAAAGGTAAAGAGAGATATTATCCTTGTCGCAATCTTTCGATGACAGAACATCAATGTTTTATTATTGATCCAGAAGATTATGTAAAGGCAGACAATACAGGAGAAATTGTTGGTGTTGTCCATAGTCACCCTATAACACCCCCTACACCTAGCCAAGCAGACAAAATTAGTTGTGAGGACAGTAATTTACCTTGGTATATTGTTAATCCTAAAACAGAACAATGGGCATATTTAGAGCCATGTGGATATAAACCACCTTTATTAGGTCGTCAATGGGTGTGGGGAATAACTGATTGTTGGAGTTTAATAAGAGATTGGTATAAAGAAGAAAAGAATATAGAACTAAGAGATTGGGAAAGACCAACTACATTAGAAGAATTTAATAATAAGCCTCTATTTGAGGACTGTGCTTGGCGAACTAATTTTAGAGAACTTAGACCTGATGAAAAATTAGAAAATGGAGATGTATTGCTTATGAGCATTTTGCACCCAACTTTAAATCATGTAGCATTATTTTTTGAAGGTGATGTTATTCATCATTTAACCGATAGACTATCTTGTAGAGAGCCTTACTCTGAATGGCTGTTAAAATGTACAGGAAAGAGGTATCGCTATGCTTCGTAAAGTAAAATTGTATGGAGAGTTAGCAAAGTTTGTTGGGCATAAAGAGTTCGAGGTAAAAGCTGAAACAGTAGGCAAAGCTATAAGTTTTTTAATACATAATTTTCCAGAAATAGAAAGTTACATGAATCCTAAATATTATCAAGTAAAAGTAGGTGATTATGATATTGGCAAGGAAGAAATTCATCATCCTGTAGGTAAACAAGATATACATTTTATTCCTGTTATTAGTGGTGCTGGAGGAGTTAAAAAAGTTTTATTAGGTACAGTTTTAATTGGAATTGCTATTGCAACAGGTGGTTTTGCACCTATAGCTGGGGCTGGTTTTTTTGCAAAAGGAGGGGCTCTTGCTGTAGCTTCGGGTAGTATAGGTATTTCTCTCGTATTATCGGGTGTAAGTGATCTGCTTTTTCCATTACCCGAACCACAAAAGTTTAGTTCAGAAGAAGATCCGCAATTATCTTTTAACTTTAGTGGAGTTCAAAATACATCAAGGGCTGGTACACCTGTACCAATAGTATATGGGGAAATTATTACTGGCTCGGTGGTAATCTCTGCTGCCATTGACGTAAACCAGGTGACAGTATGACAGAAGAATTTAAAATTATTCAAGGTGCTGGTGGTGGCGGTGGAAATCGTAACAAACAACCCCCACCTCCATATCGTGCTCCTGACACTTTACATAGTAGAAGTTTTGCTACTGTTCAAGATTTAATATCTGAGGGTGAAATAGAAGGATTTGCCACTGCATCAAAAGCAGGACTTACAAAAGGAACAACTGCCTATGATAATGCAAGTTTAAAAGATGTTTTTCTTGATGACACTCCAATATTGGATGAAACTGCTTCTAATACCAGCCCTGCCGATACTAAATTTAATTTTCAAGATGTAACTTTTAAATCTAAGTTTGGAACGTCAAATCAAACTGCGATGAGTGGTATTCCTGCTGAAACCAGATCACCTACTGGTGTTGGAGTTGTTGTAACCGCCTCTACCCCAGTGACTAGACAGATCACAAATACAGATGTGGATGCTGTTATTGTTACTTTAACTTGGCCTCAAATCCAAGTAGCAAAAGATAATGGAGATTTAAAAGGAGATACAGTTGAATATAAGATTCAAATTCAACACGATTCTGGTGGCTATGTAGATAAAATAAGTTCTTCTGTTAGTGGTAGAACTGCTGACGCTTATCAAAGAGATCACAGAATAGAGTTAAACAGTGGATTTACTACAGTAGATGTAAGAGTGGTTCGTGTAACAGCAGATAGCACAACTTCGGCAAGGGTTAATGAGTTTCAATTTACAAGTTTTCAAGAGGTTCTTGATAATAGCTCTACTTACGCTAATAGTGCTTATACTGCTCTTCGTTTAGATAGTAAGCAATTTAATCGCATACCCACAAGAAAATATCGTATTAGGGGAGTAAAGGTACGAATACCAGGAGCAGGAGCATCTGGAACTGGTACTCCAGATGTTGACCCTGCTACAGGAAGAATAAGGTATCCATCTGGCTACGTTTTTAACGGAGTAATGGGAGCAGCTACCTATACAAATTGTCCAGCTATGTGTTTGCTTGATCTACTTACAAACACTAGATATGGATTAGGTAATCATATAGTTGACAGCAATATAGATTTATTTAGTTTTGTTGCTGCCAGTAAATATGCAAATGAAGAAGTAGACGATGGAACGGGATCTGGTGCAAAAGAAGCTAGGTTCAGTTGCAATGTAAATATTCAAAGCCCTAAAGAAGCATTTGCAGCCATAAATGATTTAGCTGGTGTTATGAGATGTATGCCTATATGGTCTGCTGGAGGAATAACTTTAGCTCAAGATAAACCAACTACAGCAAGTTATTTGTTTAATTTAGCTAATGTAGGAGAGGGAGGTTTTATTTATTCGGGAAGTAGTTTAAAAACTAGACATAGCGTTGTTTCTGTTAGCTACTTCAATATGGATTCAAAAGAAGTAGATTTTGAGGTCGTAGAAGATGCAACAGCAATATCAAAATTAGGAACAATAATAAAACAGGTAAAAGCGTATGCGTGTACCTCCCGCAACCAAGCTGCACGATTGGGCCGTGCAATCCTCTTCGCTGAACAAAATGAATCTGAAACTATTAGTTTTACAACTTCAATAGATGCAGGAATTGTTGTAAGACCTGGTTCTGTTATTGAAATAAACGATCCAGTGAGGGCGGGAGCTAGAAGAGGTGGTCGTGTTGTATCTGCAACAACTACTACTATCACTATTGATGCAAAAGACCAAACAACATTACCAGCTTTAAATGATAATCCAACAATTAGCGTTATCCTATCTGATGGAACGGTTGAATCTAAAGATATAAATGATATTACAGGAGCAGTAATAACAGTAAGTTCTGCTTTTTCTTCTGCCCCAAGTACAAATGCACCTTATTTAATATCTAGCACAACTTTACAGACTCAATTATTCAGAGTAATTCAAGTTCAGGAACAAGATGAAGTTAATTATGCAATTACAGCTTTATCTTATGTAGAGGGAAAATACGCGTTTATTGAAGATGGAACTGCTTTGCCAACAAGAACAATATCAGTCTTAAATGCTCCTGTATCTTCTCCAAGCAACTTAACAATTACAGAAAAAACAGTTGTTATTAATAATATTGCTAGAAGTAAATTAATTGTTGATTGGCAACCAGTAGTAGGTGTAACTCAATATTTAGTAAATTACAAAGTTCAAAATGGAAATTATGTTTCTCAGGTTGTGTTTAGTAGTGACTTCGAGTTACTAGATACCGTAGATGATACTTATACAATTCAAGTATTTTCATATAACGCTTCCTTGCAGTTATCTGCAAATCCAACTGAAGCTAGTTTTACTGCTCAAGGTAAAACTGCTTTACCAGAAGATGTATCAGGATTAACTATTGAGCCTATTAACGAGCAATTTGTAAGATTGAGATTTACACAGACAACTGCTATTGATGTTCTGCATGGTGGTCGAGTTTATGTAAGACACACAAACCAAACAGGAAGTTCAGCTACTTTTCAGTCTGCCCAAGATATTATTACAGCCGTATCAGGAAATGCAACAGAAGTTATTGCTCCTGCTCTTCCAGGAACTTATCTGCTTAAATTTCAAGACGATGGCGGTAGATTCAGTACTAACGCAACAAGTGTAAACTTATCTATTGTTGATATTCTTGATTCTATTATTGTAAAAACTGACAGAGAAGATACAGATTCAACACCTTATAACGGAACAAAATCAAATGTTGCATACGACTCATCTCTTGGTGGATTAAAACTTACAGATCCAACAACTAATGCTAGTGGTACTTATGATTTTGTAGAGACTCTCGATCTTGGTGGTACATTCTCACTTACTTTAAAAAGACATTTTCAAGGAGAAGGTTTTTATGTAGGAGATCAGTTTGATAACAGAACAGATAATATAGACACTTGGACAGATTTTGATGGAACTGTGGCGAATGATGCAAATGCAAAGATAGCTGTGCGAACCACAACTGATAACCCTAGTGGTTCACCTACTTATACATCGTTTAATGATTTTGCAAATGGAACATTTAAAGGTAGAGGATTTCAATTTAGAATTACTCTAGACACAGCAGACACGGCACAAAATATGAATTTACAACAAGCAGGATATACAGCAACTTTGCCATCGAGAACTGAACAATCATCTGTTATAGCATCTGGAGCAGGAGCAAAAGCGGTTACATTTACAAACGCATTTTTTGTTGGAACGTCTGCCTTGGGAAATCTAAACAACTTTTTACCATCTGTTAATATTTCTCCACAAAACATGGCAACTGGTGATTACTTTGAACTCAGTAGCATATCTGGAACTGGCTTTACAGTTCACTTCAAGAACTCAAGTAATGCTAGTATTGATAGGAACTTCACCTACAGTGCTGTTGGTTTTGGCAAAGGAGGTTAACATGGAGGAAAATAGTATTTAACTGTGGCTGACGTAACAAATTACACTATTGAAAATGCTTCTGGAGCGAATGTAAGGACTGACCTTAATAATGTTTTTGCTGCGATCCAATCAAGTAATTCTAAATCTTCTGACTTAGCTACAAGTCAATGCGTAGCTGGTATGCCTTTTTTAAATACCACTACAAATATTTTAAAAATAAGAAATTCAAGCAATGGTGCTTTTACAGAAATAGGAAATATAGATCAGGCTAACTTAGGCTTATTATCTAAAGCTGGCGGTACTATGACAGGTCCGTTGCTAATAGATGATTCTAGTAGTGCATCTACTCCAGCTTTGTCTTTTGATACAGATACAGACTTAGGTTTATTTAGAAAATCTGCAAATGTAATGGGATTTTCTTCTAGTGGCACAGAGCGAATGATATTTGACTCGAACGGATTAACGCTACAGGCTCAGAATGATTTACGTTTTGCCGATGCTGATAGTAGTCATTATGTAGGATTTCAGTCTCCATCTACTGTATCTTCAAATGTTGTATGGACTTTACCAGCTACCGATGCTGCTGTTTCTGGTTATGCTCTTGTTTCTGACGCTTCTGGAACGTTAAGTTGGGCTGCTGCTGGTGCTGGTGCTCAAGGTGCTGGAAGTGACAATATTTTTTGGGAAAACGACCAAACAGTAACTCAGAGTTATACTATTACTAATGGACAAAATGCTGGCAGCTTTGGTCCGATTACTATACAATCAGGGGTAACAGTTACAGTTGGTGCTGGTGAAACCTGGACAGTTGTTTAAATTATGAGCACATTAAAAGTCAACAGTATAATTCCAGTTGCAGGTGTACCGACAGGTGGTGGTGGCGGCACAACTCAGATAAAACAAACAGTCAAAACAGATACTTTTACCTCAACATCAACTTCATTTGTAGATATAACAGGATTAAGTGTTTCTATTACGCCAACTTCAACCTCTAGTAAAATTTTTATAATTGTTGATTTACAAGTTGGAAGTGATAATGATAGTCAGTGTATGTTTCTCTTAGTAAGAGATTCAACTTCCATCAATTTAGGTGATGCTTCTGGTTCAAGAATCCAATGTTTCGCTGAACAAGGAAGTGGAGAGGATTATCATCAACATAGTTGCTCAACTCATTTTCTAGATTCTCCATCTACAACATCAGCCGTTACTTATAAAGTTCAAATGAGAGTAACAGGTGCCTTTCACGCTATTAATAGAAGTGATGATGACTCAAACGCGAGTTCTGAAGCAAGAACAACATCATCAATCACAGTAATGGAGGTGTCAGCATGATTACTTCCATGTATAATCTAATTAAAAACTAACTATGGGATTAGATCACGAAGCAATTTATAAAGCATACGCTGGAACAGTAGTTTCTATTGATGATTCTGCTGGTGCTTTTGACGCAAATGGAAACTCTGTAGGTCTCGACCAAAGCAAGATTGATAGTGCGAGAGCTACTTTAGATGCTGAAGCTGCTGCAATAAAATATCAAACAGATAGAACTACTAATGGTTCAACTACCTATGCCTCTATAGGCGATCAGTTAGATATGTTATACAAGGATATAGTTGCTGGAACTGTCACAACATCTGGTACATGGGCAACTCACATCAAAGCTGTTAAAGACGCTAATCCCAAGCCATGAGTACATTAAAAGTTAATGCTATTACCAATGTAGACGGAAGTGCTTTTCGAGCTAATACTGACGTTGTTAAATTACAAGCTGCCACTGGTGCTGATTTAGGTGGTGCTTTAATTTTTGATGATTTAGATACTGCAACTTATAGATCTTTTATGCTCTACTTTGCCATGGTTCCAGCTATTGATGGTTACTATCCTAATTTTAGACTTAGAACAGGCGGTTCAAGTGGAGCAGATGAAACTGGTTCTCATTATAGTTTTGGTTACGCTTACACTTACAATAATGATTCTTTTGCTCAAGTTTCTAGAGTTGATTATACTTATGCTGGTCTTGCAATTACAGTTGGTTACGATGATGCTTCTGAAGGAATAAATGGTGTTCTCCATTTTACTCCATGTAGATCAGGAGATAGTTTTAATACTGGTAGTGGTGGTTCTTTTGCTCATTGGCAAATAGGACATCATCACGAAACTGGAAATTGGAGAGGCACTCGTGGTGACATGGTTTACAATGAAAGCAGCACAACAAACCACACAGGATTTAAAATCTATATGGGTACAGGTAGTGCTGAATCTGGTGGATTTGATGAATACAAGTACTGTCTTTATGGATTGAAAGGCTAATGGCAAGACACTATCTTATCAATGGAATAAAAGTTCCATTTACAGCAGAACAAGAAGCTTGGAGAGATCAACAAGAAATCCAAGCAGCAAAAGATTTAGCTGCTGAAAAATATAAAGCAGACAGAAAAGTTAATGGTACAAAAATTTATCCAAACCTTTCAGAACAGTTTGATCAATTATTTAGAGATGTAGCTGCTGGAAAGTTTGGTGAAGACGCAAAAACAGGTGAGTGGTACACTGCGATTAAGGAAGTAAAAGACACTTATCCAAAACCTAGTTAATTATGAGCCAACTTAAAGTCAATTCAATAGTTCCAGCAGGGGGTTTACCAAGCGGTTCAAACGGTGGAATAATTCAAGTAAAGCAGACTTTAAAAACTGACGCTTTTTCAATGAATAGTAATTCATTTACAGATGTAACTGGAATGACCGTTGCTATAACCCCATCAAGTAATAGTAATAAAATTTTAATAAGATTAGATTTATGTTACGGTGGGCAAGGAAATTTATATGGTTTAATTAATCTTTATAGAGGTTCAACACACATCGGTGCATCAACTGCTGTATCATTATCTAATCAACTTCTTGGTACATTTGGTGCAACTTGTGGAAATAATGACAACGATTTTTATAAGCTTCATAACGCTAATTATCAGATTTTAGATTCCCCTGCAACTACAAGTGCAGTAACTTATAAAATACAAGTTTATTCTTACGACAGCCGATATTTTTATTTAAATAGACCTTATAACAATGACAACAGTGCTTACATTCATGGAGGCTCAAGCTCAATTACTGCATACGAAGTGAGTGTATAATGGCAATCATTCCAGGAAAAAAGAACTTTACCGTTGATAGGAGAGCAGACTTTCCTATAAAATTAACATTTAAAGATTCAACTGGATCGGCAATAAATTTAACTGGATACACTGTAGCTGCACAAGTTTACGATGAATCACGTTCCACAAAATATGCAGATTGGACAGTAGCTTACACAGATAGAGTCAATGGAATTATAGATATTTCTCTTACAGATACACAAACAGCTACTTTTACTCCAAGTATTTTGTTTTATGACGTATTATTAACAGAACCAGGTGGTAGCAAAAACTATTATTTAGAGGGTAAACTATTTATAAGTGAGGGTTACACAGCATGAGCAATCCTAATCAAGTTGTAGTTTCACAGGTTTCTGATGTAACTACAGTTGAGATCACAACACAGGGTCCACAAGGTCCATCAGGATCTATTAGTGGTCTTACTTTTGACGTTTCTGCAAAAGTTGATGGATCAATACTGTATTATGACTCCACATCTGGTAACTTTAAGGCAGATACCACAACAACAAAACTTACACTTGTCAATGGAGGTAATTTTTAGGTCATGTCAAATACTATAAGAATTAAAAAAAGATCGGCCTCTGGAAGTGCTGGTGCTCCTTCAAGTTTATCTCCATCAGAAATAGCTTTTAATGAAAATGATTTAAAATTATATTATGGTTTTGGTGATGATGGATCTACCCCACCAAATGCAAGCTCAATAATAACTATTGGTGGATCTGGAGCATTTTTTAATAAGACAGATACTAGAAATGCAAATATAGTTTTAGCTGGCCCTACGACTGGTTCAGCTGCGGCTCCTACATTTAGATCACTTGTTGTCGCAGATATTCCAACGCTAACAGCGTCTAAGGTGTCTGATTTCGATACTCAGGTTAGAACAAACAGACTTGACCAACTTGCATCTGCTACAAGCACAGTTTCTGGCGTTACCCCGACTGCTGATGCTCATTTTGCAACTAAGGGCTATGTAGATTCTGTCAGTGAGGGATTAGATGTAAAACAAAGTTGTCAAGTAGCTACAACAGCAAACATTACCATTGCAACTGCTTTGAATAGTGGTGATTCTATTGATGGAGTAACCCTTGCAAACGGAGATAGAGTTCTTGTTAAAGATCAAAGCACAGCTACACAAAATGGTATCTATGTTGTTGGAGACACACCAGTAAGGGCTGATGACTTAGCTACAGGGGCTGATGCGGCTGGTGCATTTACTTTTGTTGAGCAAGGATCAACTAATGCCGATATAGGGTTTGTTTGTACGAGTAACAAGGGATCTGCTGTTGTAGGAACAAATAATTTAGCTTTTAGTACTTTTTCGTCTAGTGGTAATGTAACCGCTGGTGATGGTTTGGATAAAAATGGAAATGAATTAAGTGTTGACCTAAAAGCAAATGGTGGTCTAGTTATTGAGTCAACTGAGTTAGCTGTTGATTTGTCTGCTAGTTCGATCACTGGAACTTTGGCCATATCTGACGGAGGCACAGGTGCAACTTCAGCCTCTGCTAGTAGAACGGCTCTCGGTTTAGCCATCGGCACAAATATTCAGGCCTATGACGCTGATTTAGATGCTTTGTCAGGTTGTCAATCTGGTGGGGCAGCGGCCTTAGCAGCTTTAACATCATCTGAAATCCAGATCCTTGATGGAGCCACAGTAAGCACCAGTGAACTGAATAAACTAGACGGCGTGACCAGTAGCACCGCTGAACTAAATATTTTAGACGGCGTGACCAGCACTGCGAGTGAATTGAACGTCTTGGACGGCATAACTTCCACGACTACTGAGTTGAATCTTATGGACGGAGGTACTTCGGCAACTTCAACAACACTTGCTGCCGCAGATAGATTTGTTTGTAATGATGCTGGAACAATGAAACAAGTAGCACTCAGCGATTTGGTCACATTTCTTGAGGACGAAAGTGCCAGCAGTTTCAATATAGATGGAGGAACATACTAAATTTAACCATCAGGAGGTCGAACAATGGCGAACACAATTAAATTAAAAAGAGCAAGCGGTAGTGATCCAGGTGCTAGTGACCTTTCTGTTGGCGAATTAGCTATACGAACCAGTAATTGTAAATTATTCAGTAAAAATGATGGAGGATCTGCTGTTGGTGTAGTCGCTGGATCGGCAGATACTTTAACGACAGCAAGAACAATAGCTGGAGTAAGTTTCGATGGATCGGGAAATATCTCACTTAATAACAATGCTATCACTAATGGGGCTGGTTACATATCTGATGTTGTCAGTGACACTTCTCCTCAACTAGGTGGAGACTTAGATGTTCAATCAAGCAAGATAACCACAGCAACTAGCAATGGTAATGTAAAAATCGAACCAAATGGCACTGGTGTTGTTGAAGTTAGAGGTGCTGGAGGTAATGATGGCAAGTTACAACTAAACTGCTCTGCACAAAGTCATGGAATAGTATTAGCTTCACCTGCTCATAGTGCAGGACAATCTTACACAATAATTTTTCCTGATAATAATGTTACTGCCGATAAATACTTAAAAGTAAAAAGCATTTCTGGATCGGGTTCGACTGCAATAGGTCAATTAGAATACGCTTCACTTGATGCTAATGATTTAGGAGAAGGCACTATTCCTGATGCAAGATTTCCCTCTACATTGCCAGCACTTAATGGATCAGCACTTACAGATTTAAATGGAAGTAATATTGCTTCTGGAACGATTGCAGCAGCTAGGGTTGCGACATTAAACCAAAATACAACGGGATCTGCTGCAACATTAACGACTGCAAGAAATATTGGTGGTGTAAGTTTTGACGGATCAGCTAATATAAATCTTCCAGGTGTTAATACCTCTGGAAATCAAGACACATCAGGAAATGCTGCCACAGCCACAGCTTTAGCTACGGCAAGAACTATTGGTGGAGTATCATTTGATGGAACAGCAAATATAAATTTACCTGGTGTAAACACTTCTGGAAGCCAAGATACTTCGGGAACTGCTGCTATTGCAACAACTATAACTGTAGCTGACGAATCCTCTGATACTACTTGTTTCCCTTTGTTTGCCACTGCTGCAACTGGTAACTTAGCTCCTAAAAGTGGATCAAATTTAGCATTTAATTCATCAAATGGCACATTAACTGCAACTGCATTTTCTGGTGATGGATCTGCATTAACAGGAATATCGGCTGGAGCGACTGGAGGGGGAAGCGATGAAATTTTCTACGAGAATGGGCAAAATGTAACAACTGACTATACTATTACTAACGGCAAAAATGCTATGTCTGCTGGTCCTATCACTATAGATAGCGGTGTTACTGTTACTGTAGGAGCAGGAGAAACTCTTACTATCGTTTAATTTATGAAAGGAATTATTGAAAAACAGTTAGTTCAGTGGAAAGAAGAACTAGCAAAACACGTTGAGACTAGAAATCAAGCACAAAAAGTATTAGAAGAAGAAACAAAAACTATTTTAATGATTGAGGGCGGGATACAGGCGAAGGAGATGTTACTGAGGAAGATCGAGCAAGAATCCCAGCCAACAGGTACAGTGGAGCTAGTCCAAGAATCAAAGCCAAAGTCATCAAAGTAATTGGCACACTAGCTTTTAGGAGGGCTTCTTTAATCATGTTTCAGAAGATAGCAAATTGTTTGAGTATCATCTCATTTCTAATGGTAGCTTCCATGACTGCCACAGGAGTAATAGGTTACAAGTATGTAACTTCAGAACAGTTCAAATCAAAAGTAATGAACGAAATCCTTGGAAACGTACAGGGAATGATGCCAAAGATATTAGATAATGGTTTACCTAAAATGACAGGCCCATCTATGCCAATTATCAAATGAATTGTTGGCACTGTAAAACAGAATTAATTTGGGGTGGAGATCATAGTTTAGATGGTGACGATCACCCTTTAAGGTCTGGAGAATACAGCATGATAACTAATCTTTCTTGTCCTAAATGTAACTCTTTTGTAGAAGTTTATTTACCAAGAGATGCTTACGATTAATGATCTTTGGATTTATAAAAAAATTAGTTAAATATTATATAGATAAATTAATTCATTGGCTGCGGATGCAAAAATTTAATTTAGAACTTGATAATGACATAAAAAAATATCACGAAGAATTAGATAAGAAGATAAAAAAACCAAAAATAGTAGAAACTGGTAAATTTGGAGAAGATGGGTGGTCTATTTCTATAGGAGATGTAGAAGATGGAGATACCTGACATAAATATTCCTGAGATTTATATTCCAAACGTACCAGAACCATATAATCCTCATTATTTACAAATAGCAAAGCCACTTGAAATTGATGTTCCTGGCTGTACTTATCAGCATCGTGATATAAAAAATACTGGTAATCGTAATCTATTATTAGAAGACCCTAATGGTGTATATACAACGTGTGACTTTCCATTTCCTAGTTTTATTCCTCTTGACTATACACCTGAGAATCTTGTCATTACAGAAGAAGCACCTATCAATAATGAACCACCGCCCTTACCAGAAACAGAGCAGCCAAAAATTCCTCCACCACCTGATCCTCCCCCACCAGATTTTCCTCCTTGTCCTGGTAAAAATGACCAGCGAGTTGGAGATTTTCGTAACGATAAAAAGTTAGAACGTGTTATTGGACATGAAAGAGGGCAAGATGGGAGTGAATGTATAACTCTCTATGAAGCAGTTGAGTGGAAAGAACAATACATTCCGTCTGCTCCTCAGTTTGTTGGGGTCTTTAGCCTTGCTTTGGTTGGTGCTTCTGCACCATTTGTACTTCAGCTTGTACGGCCAATAGTTAAACAGATAGTTACTAAAATTACAAAGAAAAAGAAAACCAGTTCTTAATCGTGGAACTGGCAAGCGATTGAAACGAGTGAAGTCACATTGAGTCAATTTGCATAAATGAGCAAAGATCCGAGGTAAACCGATCTGTAAGACGATGAGCCAAGTTGATACAAACGATGAATCAAAGAGCAACAAATGGAAGTGAATGTCGGTAAATAGTAACGTAGTCACCTCGCATACTTATTCAGTAATAGAGGTGTTAAAACACTTTTAATCGTGAAGTGTGAACGATAGTTTTGATGGGCAGGGAAATGAGGGGCGAGACACGGAGGCATACAGAACTGTCAAAGCTGAAGGTAGAACTGCTTCAAGATGCATTATATAGAAGCAAATCGAAAGAAGTCGGACTAATCATCTCGCAAACCTATTAAGTTATAGAGATGTCAAAGAAGGTTTTGATCGTAAACCTACAACGATTGTTTTGAGTCGAAAAGAAATGTAGCGAGTGGCGGCAAATCAATTGGAATCAAGCGAAGTCGCACCACTATGAGCCAAAACAAAGCGAATAGATCCGAATGGAGCTTTATTGAGCCAAAGTCATCTTGTCAACCTATTAAGTATCAAAGATGTTAAGAAGAGTTTGTCGTAGCACTCATAACGTTTGATTTAAGCTGAAAAGAAATGAACGAAATCGAACCGAGATGCCGTGAACCAAATTTAGACGCAGGGCAGTAAGGTGAATCAAGTTACTCCGAAAAGATGTGAGGCGAATTATCATCTTTCAAGGCTATTAACCCAGAAGGATGTTGAGGAAAGTTTATCGTAAGACTTACAACGTTTGAAGTGAGGCAAATAGAAAAGAAGCACAACGAGTGACAAAAAGCGGAATGATAAAGAAACGATCTGATTTGTTTGGAGCCACAGAGAGTTAAGCCTCATCGAAAAGAAACGTGGTCATCTCGCAAACCTGTTAAGTCATAGAGATGTTAGGGAAGGTTTGACGTGATACCTACAACGATTGATTTGAGCCAAATAGAGAAGCACCACTACGAGTGACAATAGGCAGAATGGTAAAAGAGGAAAGTTGATCGACAGCGAGCCACAGTGAGTTACGGCTAATCGAAAAGAAATGTGAATCATCTCTTTGGTTCTTGCACCTACAAGAGATGTTGAGAAGGGTTTGTCGTAACACCCATAACGATTGATACGAGCCGAGTAATTTGGCGTTAGGCGGCACAAAGGGGAGTAGATGCAATTGGCAAGAAAGTGAGCAGCGACACGGAGCTAAGAAGATTTCTTAAAATCTGTTTTTTCTAACAGAGACTTTGGAAGTCTTTCTCCTTTCCTCTGTAATTGTAAAGACTCTTTTCTAGCACCATCAGCAGCAGAAGCTATAAACGCATGATGAATTTGTTTTGTTTCCAATTCACGTTGTTTTGATGGATCTAAATTACTCTTATTGATGTGCGTAAACAATCTACGAGTATGGTTGCGATGTTTTTTAATACCAGCATTGGCTTGCTGTGCAGAATAATCAACAGCTTCTTTATCAGTAAGAACTCTTAAAGATTTATCT